TCATATGAAGGTGTCAAGGATTATATGCATTCCATTTGTGCCCATACTCCCAGGAAGTACCAAGTGGAGGGAGTATACGGTGCCCTAAAGCATAATAGAAAACTATTGATATCTCCCACTGCTTCTGGCAAATCGTTGATGATCTATTCTCTCGTAAGATACTACGTTGACAAAGGACAAAAAATTCTTTTAGTTGTTCCGACGACATCCCTCGTAGAACAGATGTATAAAGATTTTCTTGATTATGGTTGGGACGCTGAGTCATATTGCCACAAAATATATTCTGGTAGGGAAAAGACTAATGAAGCTCCTGTAACGATTACAACCTGGCAGTCCGTATATAAATTGGATCGCACGTTTTTTGAAGATTACAATTGCATCATAGGAGATGAAGCTCATCTTTTCAAGAGCAAATCTTTAATATCTATAATGACAAAATTGCACCATGCAAAATATAGATTTGGGTTTACTGGTACATTAGATGGTACACAAACACACAAGTGGGTGTTGGAAGGTTTGTTTGGCCCATCATATAAGGTAACAAGAACTGATGAATTGATGAGACAAGGACACCTTTCTCAGTTAGATATTCAATGCATTGTATTAAAACATAAACCACAAAACTTTGAGGCATATGAGGATGAGATTCAATATCTCATTGGCCATGAGCAACGTAATCGATTTATTAGAAACTTAGCACTTGATCTTAAAGGGAATACTCTTATTCTTTTCGCAAGAGTCGAAGCACATGGACAGATACTATATGATCAAATAAATAATAACAAGGGTGAGAACCGTAAGGTATTTTTTGTACATGGTGGAGTAGACGCAGAGGAAAGAGAACTAGTAAGAGAAATTACAGAAAGAGAAAACAACGCAATCATTGTTGCATCCTATGGAACTTTTTCTACTGGTATCAATATTAAAAAACTCCATAATGTTATCTTTGCCTCTCCAAGTAAATCAAGAATCCGTAATCTTCAAAGTATTGGACGAGTTCTTAGAAAAGGAAAAGACAAAGTAAAAGCAACTCTGTACGACATCGCTGATGATTGTTCAACCAAGTCCAAGAAAAATTATACCCTAAACCATTTTATAGAAAGAATTAAAACTTATAATGAAGAAAATTTTAACTATGAAATAATCTCTATTCAACTAAAAACATGATAGAAGAAGACTTTTATGCAACAGTCAAACTTAAATCTGGAGAAGAAATCTTTGCCAAGGTAGCAGCTACTGAAGAAGATGATCGTACTTTATTAATCGTATCTAATCCAATTGTTGTTGATGAAATTAAATCAAGATCAGGAGTGGTTGGTTATAAAATAGAACCTTGGTTAAAAACAACAACTGAAGATATGTTTATATTAAATCTAAATGATGTATTAACGTTAACTGAATCTTCAGACGTAGAAATGATTATGTTGCATCAGAACTATATGAGACAATCAAATACTGATTCTGATAGTAATGAATATAAAATTGATCGTAAGATGGGTTACTTGTCTAGCGTAAGAGATGCTAAAGAGATCTTAGAGAAGATCTATAAAAGTAGCTAAGCCATCCTTATGAACCCTAACAAAGGTATTGTACTCATGATTTGACATCTTGTCAAGCATCGTCATAGATGATATAATTCATACATATTATGAGATACATTTATGATACAACCAGGAATGACAAAAAGAAAAAGGTCAGAACATTACGTCAACAACAAAGAGTTTCTTGCTGCTTTAATCAAGTATCGTGAAGATATCGAAATTGCTAAGATTCAAGACAAACCAAAACCTCCTATTCCACGCTATATTGGTGAGTGTTTCTTGAAGATCGCAAATCATTTGTCCTTCAAGCCCAACTTTGTGAACTACATGTTTAAGGAGGACATGATCTCTGATGGAATCGAAAATTGCGTTCAGTACATTCATAATTTTAATCCTGAGAAATCCCAAAATCCTTTTGCTTACTTTACGCAGATCATTCATTATGCGTTTCTCCGCAGGATCCAAAGAGAAAAGCGTCAACTAGAAATCAAGAATAAGATTATCGAAAAATCTGGGTATAGCGAAGTATTTGATGATAACAACACTATTGACGGATCAAATTATTCCGATTACAATAGTATTAAAGATGCTGTGCATAGCAAACTTCGTTATTGATGAAAGTAGCAATTATCACCGATCAACACTTTGGTTGTCGTAAGAATTCTAAATTATTCCACGACTATTTTCTGAAGTTTTATAATGATGTCTTTTTTCCTTATCTAGAGGAGAATGGAATCACTACAGTGATTGATATGGGTGATACTTTTGATAGTCGTAAGGGTATTGACTTTTCTGCTTTGGCTTGGGCGAAGGACAACTATTATGATCGCCTAAAAGATATGGGTGTCACAGTCCATACAATCGTTGGGAATCATACAGCATATTACAAGAACACCAATAAGGTAAATGCTGTAGATCTTCTTCTACGTGAATATGATAATGTATATGTCTATGACACTGCATCAGAAGTTACGATTGGTGGTCTAGATATACTATTCATTCCATGGATTAATAAGGAAAATGAGGAAAGCACTTTTAGGTTTATTCAAACGTCAGATTGCCATTACGCGATGGGGCACCTTGAGCTTGCAGGATTTAGAGTTAATAAACAAATCGTCATGGATCATGGTCATGAGAGCAAGTTATATTCAAAGTTCTCCAAGGTCTTCAGCGGTCACTACCACACTCGATCGGATGATGGACGGATCTATTACCTGGGAAATCCGTACGAAATGTTCTGGTCAGATGTTGGTGATAGGAGAGGATTCACCGTCTTTGATACAGAAACTGCTGAACATTTTCCAGTAGATAATCCATATCGTTTATTTTATAATATCTACTACGAAGATACCAACCATCAAACTTTTGACTCTAGAGAGTATGAGGATAAGATTGTAAGAGTTATTGTCCGTAAGAAAACTGACACCAAGAAGTTTGAAAAGTTCATTGATAAACTGTATGCATCAAATGTATCTGAGCTAAAAGTTATTGAGAACTTTGCAATTCAAGAGTCAGAAGAGTTTGAAGCATTTGAATCTGAGGATACTATTTCTATCCTGAATAGATATGTACAGGAGGCAGAAATCGACCTAGATAAATCAAAAGTCAACAGAATGATTCAGGAGATTTATCAAGAGGCTTGTGAATTAGTTTAAAATGTTTATTCTAACAATTAATGGTAAAGAGACTGAAGGAGCATATTCAGTAACCGACGACGATGGTCAAAAGATACTTTACATGTTTGAGCATGAGGATGATGCCACTCGTTATGCTATGATGTTAGAAGAAAGTGGATTTCCTGAGATGCACATTCTAGAAATAGAAGATGAGATAATGATAAAGACATGTGAGATCCATGGATATCAGTATGCTTTAATTACACCTAATGACATTGTGATTCCCCCAGATATTGAATATGATTTTATTTGAAAAGATTCGTTGGAAAAATTTTCTGTCTACTGGCAACCAATTTACTGAACTTGACTTCACTAAAAATAGTACTAATCTAATTGTTGGCACAAATGGTGCAGGTAAGAGCACAGTTCTTGATGCATTGACGTTTGCTCTATTTGGAAAACCATTTCGCAAAATCAATAAACCACAACTTCCTAACTCAGTCAATGAGAAAGATTGTCGTGTTGAGGTTGAGTTTTCTGTTGGATCTACAGAATGGAAAGTTATTCGTGGTATCAAACCAAACTTGTTTGAAATCTACAGAGGGGATAAACTGCTTGACCAAGATGCAGCTGCACTAGACCAACAAAAGTGGTTGGAAAAGAATGTTCTCAAGATGAACTATAAGTCTTTTACTCAGATTGTGATTCTGGGTAGTAGCACGTTTGTTCCTTTCATGCAGTTGAATGCCTCAAATAGGAGAGAGGTTATTGAAGATCTTCTTGACATTCGTATCTTCTCCTCAATGAATTCTGTAATCAAAGAAAAGATTCGTGGTCTTAGGGAAGAGATCAAAGTCCTTGATCTTAAGAAAGAATCTTTCATCGATAAAGTTGAAATGCAAGAGAACTTTATTGAAGAGATTGAAAGTCGTGGTAAACAAAATATCAAAGACAAAGAAAATAGAATTCAAAGTGTCTTGATTGAAGAAAATGAGTTGATGAACTCTAATGTTACTCTTGAAAAGAGTGTGGATGACCTGACACAACAGATGGATGAAGTTACAGGTGCTACTGAAAAGTTACGTAAACTTAGTAACTTAAAGGGTAAGATTTCTAACAAAGTATCAACGATTACTAAGGAACATAAATTTTTTACAGAAAATACTGTTTGCCCTACCTGCACACAGTCAATTGAAGAAGACTTCAGAATAAATAAGATTAGCGATGCTCAAAATAAGGCTAAGGAGTTGCAATCTGGTTATCAAGAACTAGAGGAAGCAATTAATAAGGAAGAAGAGCGAGAGCGTCAATTTTTATTCTTAAGCAAGGAGGTCACTTCCCTAACTCATGGCATTTCTAAAAACAATACTAAGATCGCTGGATGTCAACGACAAATCAGAGATCTGGAATCGGAAATTCAAAGAATTACCGAACAACTTGCAAATAGAAATATTGAGAATGACAAGTTAGAGACCTTTAAGGAGAATCTAAAAACTACATACGACGAACTAGCTCAACGTAAGGACACGATCAACTATTACGACTTTTCGTATAGTCTACTTAAAGACGGTGGAGTTAAAACCAAAATCATTAAGAAGTACCTACCGCTGATAAATCAGCAAGTCAATCGTTATCTTCAAATGATGGACTTTTACATCAACTTCACACTTGATGAGGAATTTAACGAAACCGTCCAGTCCCCAATTCATGAGGACTTTTCTTATGCTTCTTTCAGCGAGGGAGAGAAGATGAGAATCGACCTAGCACTTCTGTTTACCTGGCGTGAAGTGGCCAGGATGAAGAACTCAGTCAATACCAATCTACTGATTATGGATGAAGTATTTGATAGTTCTCTTGATGGATTTGGTACAGAAGAATTTCTAAAGATTATCAAATACGTTGTTAAAGATGCAAACGTATTTGTTATATCTCATAAGACTGGAATGGATGATAGGTTTGATAATGTGATCAGATTTGAAAAAACGAAAGGGTTTTCTCATATCGCAACCAGTTGAATATGTGTCACATGGGTCGTCTAATGGACGACCTTTTGTCGTATTATGGTTACATACGAAAGAAACCCATGGCAGTCAAGCACGAAATCAAATCTCAACTTGCAAAGCTCCT